GAAAATTAGTGGGGATTATGAAAATGTAATGGATAAGTTTTCCCTTCAACGCAAAACACTTCGTGCATATATTGCTCTGTGTGAGCGTTATGGGTATTTGGATGAGTGTAAGATTTTTCTTGAACTTCTTGACAGTGAACTTGAAGAAGATGCTGATAACCCAATATCTACTCTCACATATCAGTTCATGGAATACTGGAACTCTACTGCGGTAGATTTAAGTAACGAGAAAAGAATGGATGTTTTCTATTCTTTGTTGTGTGTAGCAACTGATCGTATTCTTATGCGCGATGATGGTATGATTGATCTTGACGTTACATCACAAAGCCTAGAGCATGAACAGATGGAAAAGATGGGAGTTTATCGTAAGTTCCTTGCCTGATTTAGTCCAATCTATAGACCGTCCACTGGGTTTCCTGGTGGGCGGTTTTCTGCTATAATATATCCATACTGAACAGGACACCACTTGATCACCCTTCGCCCACACCAGCAGCAGGCAGTGGACGCCATGCTGGCGTATGACAAAGGACAGGTCATCATCCCTACGGGTGGTGGCAAGACCATCTGTATGATTCAAGATTATTTGAATCATCAATATCATAGTTGTAGAACTACTGTGGTTGTTGCTCCTCGTATTCTCCTTGCTAAACAGTTGTGCAAAGAGTTCATGGAGTTTGTGTCTGCTACTTGGACACACGTTATGCACGTTCACAGTGGCGAAACGGACTACTTCAGCACTACCAAGAGCGACAAGATTGCCCTGTTCAATAATACTGCACGGGCAGCAGGTGAGTCCTGCATTATCTTCACAACTTATCATTCGTTAGAGAAGATTGTTCAGTCTGGTATCTGTGTTGATACCATTTATTTTGATGAAGCACATAACTCTGTTCAGCGTAACTTTTATGTTCCTACAGAGTATTACAGTCGCCATGCAAGACGTTGCTTCTACTTTACAGCAACTCCTAAGCACTCATTGACTGTTCGCAAACCTGGAATGAATGATTCCCGTGTTTATGGGCAAGTTATTTGTAATGTTCCTGCCCCTAAATTAGTTGAGGAGGGTTACATTCTGCCCCCAAAGGTTAGTATCACTCAACTCCCTCAAGGTGATTTCAAACAATCTGATTCTAAGAATCTGTTAGATACTATTGATGACAACGACGCTAACAAGATCCTGATTGCTGCTCGTTCTACCAAGCAGATTGTTCGTCTCATTACTCAATCTGATTTTACTGATGAGATTGAGCAACGTGGTTACAACTGGATGTATATCACATCCAAGACTGGTGCTATCATCAATGGCAAGAAAGTTACCCGCGATGAGTTCTTCAAGACTCTCAATGCTTGGGGTGAAAGTGATACACGTTTTGTTATCATTCACCACTCTATTCTTTCTGAGGGTATCAATGTCAAGGGACTTGATGCTGTGATGTTCATGCGTAACATGGACTTTATTGGTATCTCCCAATCAATCGGGCGTGTAATCCGCCTGGGAGGTTCTCAAAAAACCTTTGGGTTAGTTTGTGTTCCTGTTGCTGATAAAGTGGGTATCAGCACCGCTAGGAGCGTTCAGGCAGTAGTTAATACTGTGTTTGAACAAGGTCAACCCGCCGTTTCCGTTATCCGTCGCTGAATCATGCGTTGTAAAGTCACTCTCTTCAAAGCAGGAACTGTCTTTAAGGAAGAAGTTGTTGCCGTTGATTATGAAGATGCCAAGAAAGTTGCGACTGCTCGCAACCCTGGTGCTAGAATCGTAAGTGTTACCGCAGTTTTCTAATGGAAAAGTTTCTCAAACCTTTTATACCACGACCAGGTATTTTAGATCCTAAATCAGGAGATCCTCTAGGTTATGTGACTAATGATGGTATGTGGGCAGCAATTCCTTGCGGTAAGAAGTTCATGATTATACATAATGGGAGTCAAGTAAAGATATTGAATACCTACAAACAATCTGTTGATTTTATCAACAACCAAAAGAAAACTCTTAAAAAGAAGTCACGCAAATGACCGATCAAAAACACGAAAAACGACGCGATGCTCTTGGTCTTTTCTATGAAAGTGTCCTGAAACCAGATCATCAACTTCGTCAATGTGCTCACAATCAAGAGTGTTTTAATGAGCTAATGGAATGGAGAACAGAAGTAATCCGTTATCTTGATGAGCGAAGAAATGAGGAATTTCATTGATGAGCATATCACAAATTATCCTTTTAGGATTTTTTGCGGCAGCAGCATATCTCATCTTTACTGATGAAAGTATTGCTGCTGCTTTTGTATATGTTTTTAAGTTAGTAATTACCAACATTAAACGCCACTGGTGGTGGTTGACTAACAATCCAAAGAATCCTGTGGTAAAATATCTCATATATCGTCGCTCCTTGCGAATTGCTAAGGAATTGATGGTAGAAATAAATAAAGATAAAGAGACATAAACTTATGTTATCTACTGCATACCGCCTTCGTCTTGAATCTATTTGTCGCTGTATTGCTAACAAAGAGGAAGTTCCTCTGGATGATATGATCTGGGCAGAAAAACTTGCTAAGTCACATACAACCGCTAGGGAATTTATGAATCAAGCACGTCGTCAAGCAGCACTTGATATTGAAGAGGGCAGTATGGATGATTTTATGAATAGGATGGGATTAGGTGATCCCGACCCATCCAATTACAAAACGGGATTTGACTCTGCTGATGAAATAAGAGATTGGTTTCAGCGTGATAAACCCGATGATTGGAGGCAACGTGACTGAAAAGATCACTCCTGAAACATATGAAAAGATGAATGAAGAATTCATTGAAGATGGACTTTCTTTTAGGATTATAGTTCCTACTCAAGAACAAATTGACGAGTGGATTGAAAGGAGTAATAATGCTAACTAATTGTACCGTCACTGATAAAGACGGAAAAGTTACCGATTACATCTGGGACGACCAGAAGAAAACTATGATAGAAGGAAGAATAGAAAAAGAAGTTCCCTGGAGCGTTCTGCATCAAGTAGCAGATGGATTAAAGGGTAAATTGGTTCACATCACCTGCGTAGATCACACAGGTAGGAATTACAAAAGAATTGTTATCGAATACGAGGAGCAAAAGTAATGGAAGCAGTAATCTATTCCAACGGCAACCAAGAGTGTGAACGTGCCAAAATTCTTTTAGAAAAACTTAACTTTCAGATTCACGTTTATAAATTAAATCAACACTTTTCTGAAAGAGGTTTTGTTGAGGAGTTTGGTGAAGAAGCAGAATACCCCCAAGTTAATGTTGGTTTCAGACATATTGGTGGGTTAAAAGAAACACTTCAATACATGAACGAAAAGGGAATGTTGTTATTATGAATCCCGTCATCCTAATTGCTTGTTTCACACCATTAGCGGCGATTTGGATTGTAATGAAGGTAGCAGTTTGGTTTTCCGCAGTAAACGACGAGCGAAACTATGTCAGAGCAGAATCCAGAAAACCACACGGACCTTATGTGGCAAACCCATATGAAGATGTTAATGAGGAGGAAGAAGAGTATGGAAACCGCACAGACTATAGATAAAGCAATAAATGATTATTATGATGAGAAAGGATTGCCCACCCCAAACTGGAAACAAAAGCGTAATCCAGACTGGTGGACTGAATATCTCATTCGTTTGGGACTTGACCCCCAGAACCCATAGTGCTATAATACCAACATAATAAACTCTAAATCATGGACTACAAACCCTACTCGCCAGAGTGGCATCGGAAGAGGTACTTGAAAGAGGCGTTAGATAAGTATTTTGATGATTATGTGGATGTTGAAACTATCCGCGAAGATATTTACGACATTCTTCATTCCCGTGCTACTGAAGCATACGAAGAATATAATCGTGTAAACAAGTTAGCAGAGTCTCTTTCATGAATATGAAATTGATCCAACCCGATGATCCTCAATACTTTCAGCAATCATCGTATGAAGACTATGACCGCCACCATTACAAAGTTGTAGGTAAGAATGGTGAAAGTATTATTGTCGAGGATTATATGTCGGCACAAGAAATCTGGTGGAATCGAAAAGTATTCCTCTCACACATTGAAGTTCTAGATAAACCTAAGAAGCAAAGTAAAGGATTCAAATGAGTGTTCAGTTTCGTAAGCATCGGGTGTTTCGTGAGACACCCGCAGTTGTATTCTATGATATTAGTGTAGATGATTCAAACGCATCTGATCTTGTGGTACATGAAGGACCAGCAGTTTCACCACCAGACGATGCAATCGGTGCAAAACAGTTCTACATCCACCATCATCAAGTGGACCATAATCGTGTCCTCTCAGGTGAAAGAACGTTTGAACTTGTGAACTTTGATTGGAAGTTTCCTTACCACATTGTTCATATGAATCGTAGAAGTGGAGCGTTAGT